CTACTTGGGAAAAGTAATGAGTTAGTAAATCCTCGGTTCTCGTTAATGTTTCCAATAGCCAAGATGTAATCGTTGATGAGGTCAATATGAGAATCAGAGGTAGCGATAGCGGTTGCGAGTTCTGTTGATAAGTCACCAAACAAAGCATCAGCAGTTGTCGCTAATCCTTCAACAACAACTACTCGAGCCTCTAGTGCGTCGTAAGTTGCTTGGTCAATATAAGTAGTGCCTGTGCCATCGTCAGCGAGAGCAGGAGCCACATCAGCAAGGTCAATAGTTCCACCAGTTGTCGCGGCAGGCAGCAACATATCAAATGTACGACCACCAACAAAGGCTTCCTCTACGCGATAAGTAAAGTCGATAGGTGCCGCGTCTGAATCGTCTGTGGCTACAAGTGCTTGCGAGAACGAACCATTAGCATCAAGAGTTACAGTAATTGTTGAGTTAATCAGAATGACGTTAGAGGTAACATTCTTAAGAACTGCGCGAGGTGTGAATTTAACTTGTCCAGCAATAGGGTCGCCAGTTAAGTCTAAGTATGTTCCTGTAACTGTGATGGTGGTTAGATTTACCGGTAAAGGCATCTTAACCTCCTAAGAATAAAAGAACAGGGACGCGATTTGTGCTTGTTGAGAAGTTTCGTAGGTAGCAGGAATTGGTACAGATGCCCATTTAACTCCGCCGCTTTGAGCAGAGTCGGCAGTAAGGACTGTGTCGTTGGCGCCAACGGCTAAACGAGCCACCACGTTGTCCGCAGTAGCAACAAAAATATCGCCTTTACTATCTACAAGGACTTTAGGAACTGGGTTTTGAATAATTGAAATACCCACGACTAAACTCCTTGTCTGATAACGCTTACGTTCTGTGTGCTAGATGCGACCACTCCGTACAATGCTTCGCCACCTTGTAGGTCAATTGCGAATGCGACACCACCGTCTAATGTGAATCCGTAAGAAGAAGTTGTTACGCCTGTACCGCCAAGATAAACAACTGCGCCGCCTGCTGGGTTTTGAATTAAAACTGTTTGTCCGTCACGTCCGGCTGTGCTCGCAGACAAAAGAGTCGCGGTTGTGCCGACAGATACGATGCCATGTGATAGTGCCATTACAACTCCTTGCTAGAAGGGGCGAGTATTTCATCGCCCCCCTAGTTTATTCTGCGTCTAGTTTGTTTTCTGTTTTTGGTTTAGTTTCTTTCTTCGGCGTTTCTTGTTTAGGAGATTCGCTTACATACGTAACGAGCGTAATGTAGCGACTTCCTTCAAGTGACTTTGCGTTGCGCCAAGATGAAACGTCCACAATGTCGTTTGGTTCGAGCGTCTTACCATCAACGACCATGCGCTTGAGGATTTTGGCTTTTTGACTCATGCTGTTGTATCTATCCAAACGTACGACCAAGTTAGTTCGCCATCGTCGATGGAACCACCAGTTGGGTTGTACAAATAAACAGTTACAGTATCAGCAGATGTTACGCGAGCGCCAGCGAAAATTAAATCATCGTTAAGAGTCGCAGGTGGATTCATAATGATGATGTCTGTTGTTGCGGCGCCAGTTAAAGTGAAAGTTACAGTTCCGCGGCTTACAGTTGAAATAGAACCGGGATTAAGAGCCACAGTTCCAAACTCAATACCATAAACAGTATCGTTGTCGCCAACGACAAGTGCGCCTACTGCGACCTCACCTTTTGAGATTCGATTTACGACAGGCATTTATTTTCCTTTTCTATGAAAAAGGGAGCGAGCGTTGTCTAAACACCCGCCCCCTTTTTTTAACTAACTAAGCGACTATTGAAGTCCAGAAGTAACCAAGGTCGGAACCGATTACTTTGTTGTCGAATGCCATTTCTGCTTCGACACGAGTTGCCTTTAGGCTCTCCATACGGAACGAAGAAGTTCCGATGGTTGCGCCAAGTCCGCCTGATACACCTGTCCAATTGAAGGTGTAGCCAGCAGATGGAGTTAAGACACCTGGGTTTGTAGCAACGTGGCAAAGAAGAGCCTTCTTGCCATAAGCGAAGTCGTATGCCTCTGCGGCACCTTCGTTGTTTGTTGCCTTAACAGCCTTCGCAACCATTACTCGTGGAATGTCAAACATAGCCGCGAGCATATCTGTTGTGATGGTCTGTGAAGAGGTGTACTTAATGCGGTCAACAAGGTCAGGGTGATTCTTCAACTGACGGAATACTTCGTAACCTAATACGAGAGTGTTTGCTTCCATACCAGTATTGGAAAGGATGTCCTGCTTTGCTTCCTCGATGTCGTTAATTGGGTCAGATGAAGTGTAGTCAGACCACTGCTTCGCCTGTCCTGAAGATGGTGCGCCAGAAACACCAGTTACATCTGTTCCCCATACACCTGTGGTGAAGAAGTCAGAAACGAACTGAAGTTCCTTACGTAGAAGGAGGCGGTGTGTTACGAACTCAGCCGCTTCGCGCATTGGATTCAATGGCGCATCAGCGTTCGCAACAGTTTGGTCGCCTACATCTTTGTGGAATGCCCAAACATCCGCACTGTAAGTGTCGGTTGTTAGGTTGTATCCGCTACCAGCAGACTCGGTTGCGTCGGCGCGGCGTTGTGCCTCATCGCGGAACCAGTCATTCTTTGTGTACTTGAAGTACTTATCGGACTTCTTATCGACAGGGATTACAGGGAATACCTTGTCGGCAATAAAGTTTTCTTGACGTTGTAGGTATGCGACTGAGATGTTAGTCAGAATCGCATCGACATGTACGTCGTTAAGTGTTGGCTGTGGCATTTAAGTTTTCCTCCTTATGCCGCTCTGTGCGGATTGGCACAGTTGATAACTGCGGTAACAATGTCACCGTCAGCACCTGACTCGGTTAGGAGTGCGCCCGCAACGTATTTGGTTGTGTCTGTTCCAGCAGTAAGAGCAACTGCCTTACCTGCTGTTGATGTACCAACTTGTGCGCCTTCTGCGATAGCCGCACCGGCGATAATTTTGGTTCCACCAATAACTAGAACTTCTGCTTCTGCTCCCGATGCTGGGTCGTTCTGTAGAACGCCAATTGGGATATCTGTTGCGGATGAGCAAACTACTGCTTGTCCGCTTGAATTCAATTTCACGAACTTGTACTGAGCGGCAGAAAGGTCTGCGCCTGCGACAAGTGTGACCTTGACGGAATAATTGCTAATTTCGTATGCCACGGTTTAGGCACCTTTCTCTGAGAGATACTGTTTGTAAAGGTCCTGATTAGCAAGTGCGACATCAGCCATAGCCTGTTCAAATGAACCTGCTACTCCTGATTCAACTGCTGATTTAGCAAGAGAAGTCAAACGAGCATAAGCGTCGCTCGCTGTGTTATCTACTGCTTTACCAATTTCGCTAAAAAGGTTTGCGGTTTTTGCTTGTTCATTGACGGCAGAAAGAATGCCTTCAAGTGACTTCGCGAGTTCTTCGTCAATTACAGAAAGGCGACGAAGTGCTGGACCAACCTTCTCCGCATCTATCGGAAGGTTTGCCCAATTCTTTGCCTTAGCGACAGCATCAGCATCGGCACGCTCATCGCGTTCCTTTTTAAGAGTTGCTTCTGCCATCTCTGCTCGTGCGTTAGCATCAGTTACAGATTTCTCAAGGCTTTCAATAGCCTTAACAACTTCTGCTGGTGCTTCCTTTTTCATGGAACGAAGACGGGCCATGTAATCTTCATCAGATTCATCTTCCATCTTGTCTTCCATTTTCATCGGCTTCTTTTTTGCCTTCTCTAGTTCTGCTTCGAGTTCGGCAATACGAGCGTTAGCCTTTGCGAGAGACTCAGTTGTTGAATCCACTACTGCTTCAGCAGTTGCTTCAGTAACAACGGCGTCCTCGGTGTTCTTTGTCTCGTCGGACACTGAGTCCTCCTTTGTTTGCTCTGTGATTGAATCGTTGTTATCTTTAACAACGCTTTCGGTAAGCGAGTCAATAACCGCTTCAATTGCTTCAGCGTCAGCGCTTTTCATTACCAACCAACCTTCAGAAAGATGTGCTGGGTGGTCAACGCCACTTGTCTCATCTACAGCAAGGCGTACCATTTTAGGTGCCTTCGCCATTTGTGCCTCCTACACCGTTGGGGTTGTATGCGCGTCTATATCGGCGCATCCCAAAACATCGGTGCTTGAAGAATAACACACTCGCCATAAGTTTCGTGCGAAACGCGGTAGCCAAAAAGAAAGACACTCTCGGATTTCTCCAAGAGTGTCCTTTGACCCTAAATGAAAGGCTTTTAGTCTTCTTCGTCAGCCAACATCGTATCTATAATTTGGTTCCATTTCTCTTCTGACTGATAGGTTTCGCAGAGCATTTCAGCCAAAAGCCTTGCGCGGACTTCCATCAGGATAGTGCCAAGCCAGTTCTTGCCTTCTCGCTCAAAAGGGTTTTCGACTATGTATGAAGAACCATCGGGATTTGTTCCAACGAGATTAACTCCCCATACTTCGTCGTCCCAAAAGGTTCCTTCTTGTAGATACGCCTCGCCTGTATCCATAAGTAATTGTGCTAAATCCTCATGGCTTGAAAACTTAGCCCACACAACTTCTTTCATAACATTGTATTTAGCCGCTTCCCAGTCTGCTCGGATATTGGCTCCTGTGCGTCCTAAAAACTTAGCGCCATCAGGAGTATCAGCGTTTAAGATTTTTAGAAACTGCTCTTCGTTTGTGTTGAAATACTTTGCGGCTTGGTATGCGTGTTCGCTTGTTAGCCATTCGTAGCCTGCCCACATGAAAGGTGCGCCGACATAAAAGTTAGATAGCCAACTAAGTGGATTATGTGTTCCTAAATCGTCAAACCAGTCTATCAAGACAGAAGGGTCTTTGTTTAAGACTCCTTCATACTTAAACTTTTCTCCTTGAAGTTCAACTACTTTAGCCATTTAACACCTCCGTCATAAATCCTATTTCAGGTCTGCCTGCTTGAAGGACTTCTAAATGTTTCAAAAGATTAGTTTTCTCTTTTTCATTAAGTCCTTGTGTGTATCCATCACGAGATAGTCGTATGGAAGTAAAGACAATGTTGCCCATGATGTAATCTTGAACTTTGTATTCCATCATGTACATGAGTGTGCCGTCTATATTTATTGGCGTATCGTTTTTTAACTTTCCTTCTTCATCAAGCCACATACGAACGCCAAGTCGAGGTATATCTACTCCCTCGATTATGTTTGTTCCGATAGCCTCGTAAAAAGTTTTAAGAAAGTTATCGTTAGTAAAAGTTATCTCTGTGATGGCCCCACGCAGTCTAACTTCCTGAATGGGGTCATCATCAGAACTGATTCTGCTTATTGCTTCGACGCGTATAGCGTCATGGACTTTAGGCGACATTTGAAGTCTTAATCGTCTTATCAACGAACGTAAGAGCATCTCCGAAAGTATCGAAGCCCATCAGCGACTGAACGCGAGTTACGAGTTCGGTCATTGTGTTGTGATATGCGGTAATCAAATCCTTCGTCTCAACATCGTTCTTTTTGAACTCTGGAACATCGTGACGAAGTTCGCGGATTCGCTCTACGAGAGCGAGCGCTTCAGCAAGTACTTCTGGCGTTGTAGCCATCTTAACCTCCTTGGGGTTAGGTTCGTAGGAGGCATTTTACTTGATGTAGGTATAGATAGAAACAACACTAGCCTGTACTAAATTAGTACGCGATAAATCGTAGCCGGCTACTTTTTCTTTTCTACTTCTTTACGCAGTCTTTCTGTGCCATCTTTGTTTAGAAGTACCACTTTTCCATCACGCATCACCCAACGGCGAGATTTCCAGCCGTGATGTTTCTTGTATTGACCGCTAGACATTACTTCAGCCTTAAACTCGACATCTTGTGTCCTACTTGAGTTTCAGTAGGTTTGCCATCGCGATAAAGTTGGATTAAAACAGCAGGGTTATCTTTCTCGCCTTTTATCTTTGCGCTTGAGTTAGGAATATCCAGCGTTCCGTAATCCATAACATGAACTACTTTTCCTTGTGCCATACCGCCCGATGAATTCCAACTTACCATGTCGCCTTCTTTTACTCGACTGGCTTTTGTAACTGGTCCTCCGCTAATCCATGCGTCGCAGGTACGAGAACTAGCACACTTGAAGTCAAAAGACTCGCAGTACCCAAGGTCACCAGCGCGTATCGTTTCCCATTGAGTTCTATTTCTAGGTTCGCCTGCGGCAAGTCCTTCACGGATACAAGCCAACATTTCAGGTGATTTAATAAACGCCGCACAATTCCCACATCGTGATTTCTTTGCTTCATTAACGCTTACTTCCCATCGTTTAGCCTTTTCATTCCAGAACTCTGTATTTGGTTCTGCTGGATTCAAAGGTCCATAGGCGGCTGTGTCGATAGCCTTCTGTCTGTTCTTAAGATTAACTTTAATGTCTTTTGTTGCGATAGGACATTCAGCCTTACGAACGAAACGATGGAGAACTAAGTCCATTACTTTCCTTTCGCTGAATAGTTAAGTGGGTTAACTACCTTTTCACCTATCGGCTCTAATACTGTGAGGGAATCAAAAATAGCATCCATGTCGGCAGGCTCGGTCACAAACCGCTGTGCTACTAGGTCTTTGTCTTCATCGTTCATGGCTTACTTACCTCCGCTTGAACTACTGTTAAGTCACCTTTTTTAGCGACGCCTGTAATAGACACTTTCGCACCTCGTTGTAAAACGATTTCTCCGTACCCCACATTTACCGCATTTAAGCCCGGTTGTAATGTGTACTCAAACATTACTTTCTCGCCGCCTATACTTTTATGTCTTCCGTCCAAGTATGCCTCTGCGCCGCTAAGTGTGTAATCGGTGGACTGAAATCCTCTGTCTATGAATGATGTTCCGGGCGTTAGTTTTCCTGTTTGTTCAGCAGAAAGAGCCGCTCCTCTAAATACTTTTGTTGGTTGGTCCACTTCTCCTGCTTCAACCATTTTATCGAACCGCTGAACTTTTGTCGTAACGCGTCCTGTTTTACGTAACGAGGCATTAGTCTTAAGGGTAAGTTCATCAGGTACTACATATTCATCGCGTATCTTTTCTAACTCAGGGTCGTCGAATCCAAAGTCGGAATCGTTTGGGTGATTACCGCTTTTCATGGTTATTGCGTTATCTAAAAAGTCATCACGCATATCAGAGCGCTCTTGGTCCAACGCATCTTCTTGCGCTTTAAGCGTGTCCCATTTCTTCTTATCTTCGGGCGATAGCGTGTCGTATTCAGCACTACTTAAGGAACCCATCTCGCGTCCAGTAACTTTTTTTTCTATTTCTCTACGCGCCTTCCATGCCTTAGAACTTTCTTCTTGAAGTCTAGTGGCTTTCTCTTCATCATAAGTATTAACTGAGCCACCACCACCTCTGCCTCCAGCATGAGTTTTCTGGTCGTGTGCGCCATGTTTTTTAACAGCGCGAATAATCTCAACATCGCCTACATCTGTTCTGAACTTACTTCTCATTAGTCGTTCCTTTGGAAGACAGCAACACGTTCCATTTCGCCTTCTTGAAATCCAAGAAAGGTAAGTGCTGTATTACGAGGCAAGATTACTTCGAACTCTTTTTGCCACACCATTCCCATGTCGTTATTTCCGTTCGCTGGAAGGAAAGCATCTACGATTAAACCTTTACCTGTTTTTGTTGGACTAGGAATAATCACAGCAACAGTATCGGCCGACTGTTTAATACTACCCAAACCCGCACGAGTGTTACGGCTACTAAGAGATGTTCCAGTTAAATCTACCCGTGTTGTACTAAGGAAGCCTTTATCGACAATTGTATCGCCGGGCTGTAAGTCGTCTATAACTCTGTTTGAATAAACGCGGTATAAGTTCTTATCACCAACAATGTCGGGAGAGTTAGCAATAGCGCTATCTACCTGACTATTACTTTTTTCTATTATCTCTCCTGTAATACTATCTACTTCAAGTTTGCCTCTTGAGTAGGCGTTCATTTCCTCATAACCGTCTGCTACATAAAAATCAACTGCGTTGTACTCCTCATTTTCTTCGCCTTCCGAATAACGAGTAGTCGGACTGTATCTATCTTCGTAAGCATTTTTTATTTTCATATTCTCGTCATAGTTGAACGTGAAGTTATTTTCTTTACTCCATGTAGCAGACGAAGAACCGCCGCGACCTCCTGCGTGTGTCTTTTGGTCGTGCGTTCCGTGTTTCTTTACTTCGACATAAAAGGCGTGAACATTAACCACGAACGCCCATCCGTCGGTTAAGTTCGTTCATAGCAAAGTCGCGTGAGCCTCCAAGAAGTTCCGCCGTTTGTGTAACGATATTTTGTCCGCGTTTAATGTTTGCTTGTGCCGCAGGAGTATTTATTTTCCCTGCTCTCATAGAAGGAGTAATTCCTTGTTTATTGTTGTACATGTCGATGCTTAGGTCGTTTAACTTTTGGTCTGTTTTAATCATTTCCGTATTGGCATCTCTAGCACTTTTAGCATCGTTTGTTAATTTACTAACAATGCCTTTATCTAAGTTTGCGTCTTCTGCCATAGCAGGAAGGCTTTGTATCTTTGTTGAAGCGGCATCCATAGATTCTTTAGCCCCAACGAAATCGCCTTTATCCAATTTTTCGCGTGCTACATCGGCATCTTTTGTCGCGCTGTATGCCACATCTTTCATTCTTGTATCGCCATACTGAACGGCTGTTCCGCTTGCTCTATTGACTGCCATTTGTAAGTTTGATACAGAAGTGCTTGCGCTTCCTCCACCAGAACTACCTCCGCCACCTCTACCGCCAGCGTGGGTTTTTTGGTCATGGCTACCGTGTTTTAGAACATCACTCATTTTCTTCCTCCGGTAAATCAACCATCATTCGTTCTGCTTTGCCGCCTATAGAATACCCTGTTAGTTTGCCTTTCTTAACTAACTCCCACGCCCAAGGTTCCCATTGAACTCCCATAAAGACTGTTCCTTGTGGGAAAGCACGAGTGTTTGTACTTCCATCTGACTTGTTCATGTTCACATCTACAGAGAACGGCCAAGTCATAACCTCTAGCCATTCACCAGCGACCACGTTCTTGTTATGTTGTAGGCGAATCTTTCTATCGCCACTCTTTACATAATCCCATAGCGCCTTTTGTAATTCTTCTGAGTCTGTCCATTCGCCGTGTGCGTCCTCTTGATTAGGGATATACCAAGGACCGAGAGTAAATCTTTTCTCGTCTGCTTTATAGACTGTTTCGACATCGCCATAACTCTTAGCGAGGTCATACTGTCTAAATAATTTATCTACCCAAGTCTTCGCCGCATCCCCACCCCACGCGGCGTACGCAACCCGACCAGGTGACGGATACCCAGTCTGACCAACTTTGTAACCTTGTCCTTCTCTATCCACTTCGTGGCGAGCAAGAAAAGACTTCATACGAGCGAGAGTTTGTCTTGAAACTCCCTCTCCGTTAGCAAGTTGAGATGCGCGAGCGCGTCCTACATCTGTGAAGTTAGCACCAGCGTGTCCTTCTTTAATCCAATTTAAGGCTCGTTGCGCTTCTTCTTGAACCGCTTTTGGCGGTACGAAAGAATCGGGAACTTCTTTCTTTTCAACAGTCACTAATGCCTCTGAAACTAAATCTTTTATTTTAGAAAGTACATTAGTTATGATGTTTTCATTCTTTTCTACTACATGAGGCTTAAGTGATAACACAAAACCGCCCATGTCTAGCATTACATTAACATCAGCAAACTCGACACCTTGTTCGGCGGCTTCCTTTGTAAGTTCTTGTAATGGTTGTAAAAAGTCGTTTTTAGTATCTCTAATCTTTTGGATTTCTACTGTAATCGTTTCATCAGTTACGGGCTTAGACCAAGGACCGCAAGAACAGTCACACTCTTTTCCATTCTCCTCAATTTTACTTACGATGAGATGATGGACATAAAGTTGAGCATCATCAGGAGTTTCTGTTTGAGCGTGGAGTGCTTGATGTTTTTGTTCTAGTGCTGAAATATCTTTTTGAAGATACTCAGGAAGTTTTACTCGGCGACGGCGAGGCTTCATAATTGAATCTACATGAACGTCATTTACGGACGGCTCGCCTTTCTTAGCCTCAGGAACATTTACATAGAGAGCGCGTTGATGTCCAAGTGCTTCACGCCTTGATTTATGGCAACCGACAGTCTTGCCCTCTTCATCGACAACTGCGAATCCAGAGCAGTCAGCGGCATTTGTTTCAATTGTCCATGGCATAGCGCAACCTCCGTGAGAGTATTAAATCAGATTCGTGGCTGGAAGGCTCTTAACGCCTCGTTTATCAACTGCTCTTTAGTAAGTCCGGGTCTGCGTCTGTTGTATCCAAACTCAGGCGCGTCCTCTAATTCAATGGGTCGGATAACAAATGAGGAGTTTTTGGTTGTAAAAATTACTCTGTCGCCTTGTGCCTCAGCCTTTTTGTAAGGAAAAGTTCTAATGCGCTCGCCGTCTGTAAAAGTTATGGCTTCATCGTAGTCGCGTAGTTCCATACCGATAATCTTGTTCTGTCCTTCTTCATAGACGAATGGACCCCAAGCCTTTCGGCGGTTATCTAATAACTGTAAAGTGTTTAGCCATACAGGAGGCGTAAGAGTTAGTTCATTAGGATACGAAACCATTAAATCCTCCCAGCAACGATAACATCTTCAATTGGCCTGCCGCCTATTGTCCTCTTACCACGCGCCTTTAACAAAGTAATTATCTCATCACGCCATACATCAGGCACATAAATGAACTCAGCGTCCTCTAAACTAAGTGCGTGTTGGACCATAATTTCACCACCGCCATCGGCTTGTTCTAACTCTTTAATCCAATTGACGAAATCTAATTCATCTGGGTTATCAAAGTAGTTCTTCGTTTCTTTAGGATTTATCAAGCCGTACTTATCCGAACGCCAAGCGTGCCAGTCTGTTCGTTTTAACAAGGTTTCGGGTTTGTAATAAATTGTTGCCGTGTTTCGTGCGTTCATATCTGCCCAAGAACCTTTACGGAATGGCGAGAGAAATACATAATCGCCTCCTCCTGTGTTTAAGTCTTTGTGGGTGGACATACCTAGAACATTCTTTCCTCTGTTAAATCTTGAAGTAGATGAATATAACTGTCCGTCTTGAATTAACTGTACATAGGCTTCTGGACTTTGTAAGTTAAGTGTGCTCATCGAGTGTCTAAAACCACCCACCTTTGAAACTTCTACTATTTTTGTAACCATTGAGTCAGGCAAGATGAACTTCAAGTTTCCAAGGTTATCTATCTCAGTAGTAATGTCGTTAAGCGATACTCCATAATTACGGAGCAGGCTTTCAGCCATTGTGCGTCTTTGCTGAATATCTTTCAGAGAGTTCAATTTACTTGAGGTTTTGTACTCAGGCTTAAGTAAGGCAAGAATACGATTCACTTTTAAGCGTTCAACATCTTCTACTGTTGGAACTCTGTTAGCCGTTATGCCTAACTTACTCATGGCTTCTTGTATTTGTCGTGGCGTTGCTTTACCGGGAACTACAACGCGAACCATTCCATCGAAAGAGAATAAATCCGTATCGTTTGAAATAAATCTAATCGCTGTTCCATCGGGATAGTAACGAGTGTATGTGCCGTAGTTCTCACTAAAGTCTTGTCCTATAGCGACAAAATCATCATCTGTTCCTCGCCGTATGTAAAAACTTCTATCGAACGCCTCATCTATGGTAGGAGGTTTAGAAAACGCGAGAGTTGTTCCTAAGCCTTTCTTTTTATCTACTACAGCAACGCCTTTAGTGACTTCCCAAGCCGTCTTTTCTCCTTCACGCTTTATTTCGTTTAGAAGTGATGTCCTAGCGTCAGGCGTTAATTTGAATCTTAGTTCGGTATGTTCAGTTCCATTGAATCTAACTGGCTGGACAGTCACGTTTAGATTCTCAATATCGCCAGCGTCGTATTGGAATGCGTATTGTCGTCTAAAGCCTGTTTCATTAGCAGTTGCTACCGCATCATCTATCGTTACTAAAGAAGGTAAAGATGGCGCAAGAGTTTCAATTTCAGGCATGATGTTTTCTAGTGTTTCGACAGGCGGCGTATCTGCGGTCATAAAGTTTTGTGCTAATGATGAGTCAGGTTCCAGTAATGAGATAGCGCATCTACACATAGGATGAGCAGGAGGCTGGAATACTCCATTGGGATAAGGCTGGTCCCATTGAACGCTCATTCCGTTCATTGGCATACAGATATCACAAGTGCGCTCGTCGGTAGAAGTGCTCCATCGTTTCATGCTCTTAGGGTCGGCGTATCCTTGTTCTACTGCTTGTTGCCAACCTAAGTATTGACCATTGTTCTCAGCCATAATAATTTCTGTTCGCGCTATCATTTCAGAACGGTGTTTAATCATTCTGTCGTATTGGCGCTTACTCATTCTGTCTAAGGCTTCATTGAAGGCTCTGCCAGTTAGCCCTTGTTCTCTAAGAGTGTTGCCTAAGTTTTCTGTGAAACGCATATAAGACTCAAACTGTCTATTGTTAAGACCGATAACACTTCGTAATCTTTTCGCCGTATCATAAACAGT